TCCATCGGGTCAAGGTAATGCTGGTGGAAGAACTACTACTTTTGATTCAGGCGGTACATTTTCTGGCGGCGGCGGTGGTGGTGCATCAGCAGCCGGCTCTAATGGTGCTGGCGGTTCAGGTGGTTCAAATCCTGTTCAAGCTGGTAACGGTGGAAACGGAACTGCTAATTCGATTTCAGGCACTTCAGTAACTTATGCTGGCGGCGGCGGTGGAGGCGGCGGTAATGCTTACACAAGCACCGATGTTAATACTGCAGGAACTGGTGGAACTGGGGGCGGTGGTAATGGAGAAAGATTCTACGATCCAATTAGTCCTGGTGGCCCTGGAACAACCTTTATTGGTGGTTCTGCAGGAACTGCAAACCTTGGCGGTGGAGGCGGCGGTTGCGGAGAATCATTTAGCCGAAATGGCTTTAATGGCGGAGCTGGAGTCGTTATTCTCAGTTATCCTGTAACTTATGCTGATTTAACTACTATTGGCGCAGGTCTAAGTTATACAAAAACAGTTTCTGGTGGAAATAAGATTTATACATTTACTTCAGGAACTGGAACGGTGGTTCTTTAATGGCTCATTATGCATTTCTTGATAAACACAATATCGTTACGGAAGTAATCACAGGTAAAGATGAAAATGAACTTATTGACGGCTTAACTCCAGAAGAGTGGTACGGAAACTTTAGAGGTCAAACTTGTGTTCGTACTTCATATAATGCAAAGATTCGCTATAACTATGCGGGTATTGGTTATACCTATGATCCGATAGATGATGCGTTTATTCCACCTATGCCAGAGTGCGACCATGATTCTTTATTATTAAATGATAAAAAGCGCTGGGAGTGTGCAGATTGTGAGGCATCACTTGAAACCGATTTTATGTAAAGCTGGACGACAATTACGTGAACAAATCGACGATGCCTTCCCTGATAGAGATAGAACTTCGGATGGATGGGTCGGAGATACACGTCACACAGCGCGTCCTAGCGATCATAATCCCGATGCTAATGGATGGGTACGTGCCATTGACGTCGACCGTGATTTATCAGGTAAGGCAAAGCCAGACATTATGCCAGACCTGGCGGATCAGATTCGTATCGCTGGAAAGTCTGGAGAGAAGCGTATCTCGTACGTTATCTTCGATGGACGAATCGCATCGTCACGCCTTAACTGGCGCTGGCGGAAGTACACAGGGAGCAATAAGCATAACCATCACTGCCATATTTCGTTCACTAAAGAAGGTGACGAAGATGGTAGCTACTTTAATATCCCTTTACTCGGAGGTAAATAATGGAAGCCGTAATCGTCGCTAGCTTGGGAATTATTGCTATTCCTGCAATCCGCGCTGCTATTAAGTCATATCGTGCTAAGAAGGCTATCGCCGATGTAGCAGTAGATGCTATCGAGGCTGCAGTAGATGCCATCGACAAAAAGAAGTGAGTCTGACCGACTACGCTGCTATTGCAGTAGCGATCGTGACGGTGCTGACTGGTGTAGCTGCACTGCTTCGTTTCGTGGTTCTTCACTATTTAGCGGAACTGAAGCCGAATAGCGGTTCGTCAATAAAAGACCAGGTTAATCGTTTGGAGACACGCGTAGATAAAATCTACGAAATGCTGCTAACTAAGGGAGAATAATCTCATGGCAAGGAAGCGACCAGTAATCGACCTCGATACTTACAGTGCGTTAGATGCTTATGCAATAGCGCTTAATGAGTATTACAAGTCACTTAAACGCGCTGGGTTTTCTGAAAAGCATATATTCTGGCTTATCTCAGATCGTGAATCCTTTCCTGATTGGATTATTCCTAACCTGCCTAATCGAATCGACAATATCCCCTATGAGGACGACGACGAGGATTAAATGAAGAAAATAGTTATCCTGAGTGACCTACAGGTTCCCTTCGAGGATGTACACGTTACTCAGAATATAGCTCGATTCTTAAAGACCTTTAAGCCAGACCAGACAGTAACCATCGGCGACGAAATAGACTTCCAGACTATTAGCAAGTGGTCGGAAGGTACGCCATTAGCTTATGAACAGACCCTAGCAGCAGACCGCGATAGATGCGTAGACCTGCTCTGGGAATTAGGCGTAACTGACTGCATACGCTCTAACCATACTGACCGCCTTTATCATACGATCATGAAGAAGGTTCCTTCTTTCCTTTCCTTGCCGGAACTGCGCTTCGAGAAGTTTATGCGGTTCGACGAGCTAGGCATTACCTTCCATAAAAACCCTTTAACACTGGCTCCCAACTGGGTAGCCGTTCATGGCGACCATACGCCTATCAAGCCCCAGGGTGGACTATCAGCCCTAGAAGCGGCTCGACGTCATGGTAAGAATATAATCTCTGGACATACTCACCGCGCAGGCCGTAGCAGCTTTACAGAGGCTTCAGGAGGCCGTTTAGGGCGTGTTTTGCATGGAGTCGAAGTAGGAAACCTCATGGACTTTAAGCAGGCTTCATACACTAAGGGAACGGCTAACTGGCAGCAGGCTTTCGCCATTATGTACGTAAAGAACCGTAACGTGCAGGTCGACCTAATCTATATCGAAAAGGACGGTACTTTCACCGTTCAGGGTAAGGTCTATGGCCGGAAAAGAAAGTGATCTCCAGCGCTCGCTAGACGACGCCGTAGACGAAGTAGAAGGCTCTGATATACTTTAAGTCCGACGAATCGAATAGTGTTTCCTGGATTGCTGGGGATTGCTAGCCACTATCGAGGAGTTGTCCGCCGAGCCCCAGCCCTCGAAAGCTGGGGTTTCGTGCTTTAATCGTTATCAAACCGTTATCAAAATATACTAAATATGTCTTGAAGCTCATGTAACGTTCTCCATGTAGTCGAAATGCGACTATAAGGGAGATATAAATGACTATAGCTCAGATTCTATTTCTAGCTTTTTTCGGCTTAGGTTTCTTTCTAGGCCGTTATTCTGGCTATCACGATGGCTACGTTAAGGGTCGCAAGGCAGTACGCAAGTATTATGAGTCACTGCAGCAGGTCGGACGATGAAGGCTAATGAGATCCTACTTACTGCAACGGACGTTATCAGTCAGCGAGGAGCCGTCTACGGTCATCCTAAAATTAACCAGGGTCGAATTGCATCTCGACTTACCCAACTCTTCGAGATTGAAATTAACGACTACGACGCGTGTTTGGCGATGGTCGAAATCAAGCTCTCCAGAATCCAGGAGTCAAAGCTTCATATCGACTCATATTTAGACGCTATTGCCTACCTGGCTCTAGCTTGTGAACTAGCTACAGAAAAGGACGACCTCTATGTTTGATTGGCACGAATTAGAAGACCTGAAGAAGGCCGCTATGGATCGCGATGCGTTCCTAGAAGTAATCATCTACCAAAACGAGCAGATACTCAGAGAGTTGAAATCTTCTGGATGGAAGTTAAAGGAGATTAACGATCGTGGCGGGCTTTAATCTAGACGATTACGAGACGGTCGCAGAGCGTGTAATCCGTCTAAAAGGTTTACACCCTGACTCACGCATCCTCACAGATGTAGTTTCGTTAGATCACGAAAAGGGAGAAATCCTAGCTAAAGCATATATATATCTAGGTGAAGTATTCGCTGCTTCAGATTATGCTTTCGGTATTGCTGCTACTTATCCGGTATCCATGCGCAAGTTCTACGTAGAGGATACGGTTACTTCAGCCATCGGTAGAGCAATTAGCCTAGTCATCCCCACCGATAAAAAGCCTACTCGTGAAGATATGGTAAAGGTTCAAGCTCACGATGCCACGCAGTCGCTAATTCAGGAGACGAAGGCAAAGATGGCTAATACCGCTAAGGAATACGTTCCAGTGGCTAAAGAAGATGATCCCTGGACGATTAGAGAAGCTGCACCTGCTACTACGGTAGACGAAGCAGTAGCCATCGTTAAAGACATTATCGGCGGTCAAACTGAGAAGGATATTCCTCACTGCCCTTCATGCCAGAAAGAAATGGAGTGGAAGACCGGAAAGTCTAAGCAGGGCAAAATCTGGGGCAAGTTTGAGTGCAAGCGCTTCGGAGGCTCTGGAGTATGTAATCAGGTGATCTGGTACGAAATCGGTGCTAATGGGGCTTGGAAGCCTCAGGAAAAGAAGTGGTGATATGTCTGATTATCAGCAGAAGATTCGGGATGTAATTCTCGAAGCCGTGAACCATGAAATACCAATCTACGCAGCTCAGGAAATGGTAGAAGCAATTATGTGGGCTGAGATTAACGGAGATAAATAATGGGTACTTTAGAGTTCATGAATCAGGATGGGGAGTGGGAGAAGTTCCCTAGCGATGAAGAGATGCAGGTACTAGCTGAACTAATGGCAGTTCCACCGCATCCACCAGTTCACCCAGAAATTACTACAGTATGCCATCTATGTAATGAGCCCTTCCCTATGGAAGAGATCGTAGTAACAGGTGGTAATCCAGTGGCAGGCTATACCTGGTGTTGTCCTAAATGCCACGCAGTAACTAGCACTGGGAAGGCATAATAAAAATGCCATCTCAACACCGCAAGCACAGAGGCTTTAAGACCGAACGGGTAGTAGCTGAATATCTCAGTGATTACTGGCCTGGAGCCACTGTAGGACGCGGTAACGGCAAAGACATAGTGAATATCCCTATGGACATAGAAGTAAAGGCCAGGAGTGCCTTTCAGCCGTTAGAGTGGTTGCGCCAGGGTCGTAAGCGTACGGAGAAGACTGGGGAGTTATCTCTGGTTGTATGCCGCATGAACGGACAAGGGGAAGATGCCGGAGGATATCTTGCCTTTCTACAATTCAGCGACCTGGTGCAGCTACTTATTAAGGCCGGTTACACCGATTTCCAGCAAGATTCGGTAAACTTAGAGCCTATTTACTGCACTTGCGGTAATACGATCATGAAAGGCTCACCATGCCATATATGCGAGAAGCTCGATAATGCCAATCTATGAGTTTGAGTGTGATAACGAGGACTGCGAAGCCAATCTCCGTTACGAGAAAGAACTATCTATAAGCGAACCCCATCACGTCACCTGCCAATTCTGCGGTGATTCTATGAGGAAGGTCTATTCTAGTGTTCCAGCAATTTTCAAAGGCAGCGGTTTCTATAAAACGGATAACAGGTAAGCGACTCGCCGTTCTGACCAGCACTTTTAATAATGTGCTAGGTGGCTCTGGTACTCTACGGCTAGAGCCCTTCAGGGGCTCAGAGCGAGCCGCTTCGCGGATAGCTCGCTCGGTAGCCTCCGTTATTGGGATATCTCTATTCTTACCCATGTCGGTAGCATCTTCAGGCTCAATAGAAGCAATAGATCCTAAGACATATATAAGACTTAATTACGTTAAATCAGAAGCATTATGTTTAATAAGACTCTATGGAAAAGAATCAGCCTTTAATAAGGATGCTGTAGGTAATGAGGATGGTACTCATAAGGCTTATGGAATACCTCAGCTGAAGAACCCACTAATCAAGGACTTATCAGCTAATAAGCAGATAGACTACGGGATGAAATATATATCTCACAGATATTCTGGTAAGCCTTGCCTAGCATGGGCTCATAGTAGAAAGCATGGATGGTACTAATGGCTAACGTCTATAAGCGATGCCTAGAGTGTGGAGTCGAATTAGAAATAGCAGCTATGGCTAAATACCAGGACAGTTGGACTAAGCAGTATTACTATCTATGCAACACTTGCCACGGTCAATACTCATGAGCAAGCAATCAGCACTACGATCTAATGGTTCTACTACTCAATGGCGCAAGCTAAGAGAGATAGTCATTAGAAGAGATGCCGGTATATGCCAGAGATGCGGGCAAGAAGGCAAGCACGTAGACCATATAGTGCCACGTAAGCTAGGAGGAGATGACTCTCTAAATAATCTTCAGCTTCTCTGCGTTCAATGTAATTTACAGAAGGGGGCTAGGTTTTTTGATAGCGCTAAAACACCCATGACCCCCCCTGGTTCTTTTACCCCTAGAAACGGCTCTATAACCCACTATAACCCTGATAACGACTAGATATGACTACTTCGCCCTCAAACGGCCTTAAAACGCCTCCTATGGCCTTACAGGGGGTTGTGGAGCCTCGTATATGGACTCAAAGCCCAGATTTACCCTCTTACGGCATAGATTTCATCGAGTTCTGCGAGTCAATCGGCTTTAATCTGCTCCCCTGGCAGAAGTTCCTGGCTCATGAGATCTGCAAGGTCGACGAAAATGACCGATGGTGGTTTTCTGAGGTGGGGGTGATTATTAGCAGGCAAAACGGCAAAAGTACGTTCATGCAGCTAATGATTCTATGGCGCATGTTCGGGCTTAACCAGAAACTCCAGGTACACACTGCCCACAAGCTTACGACTTCTTCAGAAATCTTCTGGAAGATAGACGACGTTATTCAGAGCCACGCAGCTTTAATAGATCGCTTCGGAAAGAAGTACGAAACTAAGGGCTCCCAGGAGATTCGCCTTAATACCGGCGAGCGTTACCTGGTTCGAGCCAATAACTCGGCATCTAGAGGTATAGCTGCGCCCGATACGATTTATATGGATGAAGTGCGCGAATATCATGACGACGAAATCTGGGCATCGCTTCGATTTACTCAGATGGCTACGCCTAATCCTCAGGCGCTTATTTTTTCCAATGCGGGCGATCAACACTCAGTAGTTCTTAATCGCCTAAGAGAGCGAGGCCTTGCCGCTGCCGCTGGTTCCGATGATCGTATCGGCTGGTTCGAGTGGAGCGCAGAGCCTGGGTGTGAAATCGACGACCCAGTGGCCTGGGCTCAGGCTAATCCGTCGCTGGGTCACACTATTTCGATAGAGAACCTCAAAGCCGCTATGTCGGACGATGAGACTATTATCCGTACCGAACTCCTATGCCAATGGGTATCGGTAGTTAACCCAGCGATTAAGGAAAGTAGCTGGAAGTCAGCGGCTAACCCTAAACTAAAGTTAGCACTAGATAAAACTACCTGGATGGCTATTGACCTTTCACCGGATCGCAGACAAGCTGCGTTAATTGCCGGCCAACAAGATGGAGATGAAATAAATGTCGTACTTCTCGAAACTTGGGATAACCCAGAAAACCTCGACGCAAAGCATATTGCTAACGGCATCGCAACCTGGTTCCGAAAGTTCCCTACGCAGACAGTCGCTTACTCTCGGCAAACCGCTGGCGCAGTTGCAGCGCTACTATCGCCGGCAGGTATTCCTACTACGCCTATCGACGGCGTCGTCTATGGTCAAGCTTGCGACGAAATGCTTTCCGCGATCAGTTCCGGAAGACTTCACCATGCCGACCAACCAGAAATGAATAAGCAGGTACTATCTGCAGTAAAACTTCCTTTTAAGGATGGCGGATGGTATTTAGGTCGCAAAGTCAGTAACGCCACAATCTGCGCGGCCGTCGGACTTGCTATGGTTTGCCACTTCGCAACACGCCAGGAGCCAGATGTAGATATTTATGCAGGGTGACGTAGATTACTGTATAATTCTCCGATAATGGGAATCTTAGATATTTTTAAAGCATCCGCTCCAGCTCCTACAGTCGATGTAGCTGCAGGACTCGGAACCTTCGATATTTATGGCGCTGGTATGGTTTACGGTGCAACGGCTATTGCCAATCCGCAAGAAGCTATGTCCGTACCTTCAGTCGCTCGCGCTAAGGGCATAATCTGCTCGACAGTCGCATCGCTTCCTAAAGAATTGTACGTAAAGAATACAGGCCAACACCTAGAGCCTAATCGCTGCATTAACCAACCAGATCAGAGAGTGCCAGGAGCAGTTACTTACTCATGGCTATCTTTCGATATTTGGAGTCGCGGCGCTGGCTACGGCATGATTAACTCGCTTTATGCAGATGGCCGTATTCAGGACTGGTCATATATTGCTTATGCTCGCGTAACGCCAGAATATAATAATAACTTTACAGAGATTATCGGCTACATGGTCGACGGTCAGAAAGTTCCGCTTTCAGGAGTCGGTTCTATTATTTACTTCCCAGGACTCGATGAAGGTTTTTTTAATCGCGCAGGTCGCACAGTTCGAACCGCTATCTGGCTAGAGCGCGCAGCTGAGAACTACGCTAAGAACCCAGTTCCATCTATGGCGCTAAAGTCTACTGGTGCGATGCTTACAGGAGAGCGCATCCGCGCACTCGTTAACGCTTTCACTAAGTCACGTCAGGAAAACACTACTGCTTTTCTTAACGCAGATGTAGATCTCCAGATTCTCGGTATCGACCCTGAGCGCTTGCAGCTCACACAAGCCCGCCAGTACGTAGCTCTAGAACTTGCACGTGCAGCAGGCATCCCTGCTTATTTCTTATCTGCTGAAACTACGAGCATGACCTACTCCAACTCTATTGGGGAGAGGAAAGCGCTCGTCGATTTCTCGCTTCGCCCCGTGCTAATTTCGATTGAGCAGCGCCTAAGCCAGCCGGACTTCGTGCCAGCAGGAACAGTAGTTCGCCATGATCTAGACGACTTCCTTCGTGGCGACCCAATCCAACGCGCACAAGTTTACGAAATCTTGAACCGTATCGGCGCTATGTCGGTAGAACAAATCCAGGAAGAAGAGGATCTAATCAACAATGGAAATTAACTTCTCTATGAACGTCGTAGCGGCCAACACTGCTACACGTGAAATTACAGGTCGAGTAGTCACATGGGGCGAGCAGGGCTTTACTTCTGCCGGCGCTACAATCTTCGAGCCACGTTCTATCGAGTTCGGTAAGAAGACGAAGCTACTCCTAGAGCATGAGCGCACCCGCCCAATCGGAACGCTGAAGAGCTACGAAATTACAGACCAGGGCGTAGACGCTACTTTCCATGTCGCTAAGACTGGCGCTGGAGAGGATGCACTCGTAGAAGCTTCAACAGGCCTTCGCGATGGCTTCTCAGTAGGCGTTAAGGTCGACGCATGGGATAACAAAGACGGCGTAATGGTAATCAAGGCCGCTAAGCTCGTCGAAGTCAGCCTAGTAACAGATCCAGCAATCGACTCAGCCCGCGTTTCATCCGTAGCGGCTTCAGAGTCAACAGAACAGGTTTCTGAGTCAACCGATTCAGAGAATAACAATAACGAAGGAGAACCAGTGTCCGACACTACCGTTCCAGCTCCTGCCGTCGTAACTGAAGCGGTAGAAGCAGCAGCAACACCTGCCCCAGTGCAGGCTGCTCAGTCAGCACCATCTTACACAACTGCTCCACGTGTAAACACAAACGTAACTGCAGGTCAGTTCGCTAAGGCTCAACTCGCAGCATCACGCGGCGACGCAGACGCTCGCGATCTAGTTGCAGCTCTCTCAGTCGCAACAGTGGCAGAGAATACAGGTATGGTTCCACCTACATACCTCCGCGATGTAATCGGAATTATCGACTCATCACGTCCATTTATTGACTCAATCGAGCGCGCAGCTCTACCAGCTTCAGGCATGAAGATCTTCACACCTAAGCTCGGCGCACAGGCTATCGTAGGCTTGACTGCTGAAGGTGCAGAGTTCGCATCACAAGATACAGCAGTAACCTTCCAGGAAGATTCTGTAGTCAAGTTTGCGGGCGCTGGCGTCCTCGATGTTGAGCTCGTAGATCGCAGCGACCCTAGCTTCTTGGATCTTTATATCCGTGAGCTCGCTGCATCTTACGCACAGAAGACAGATGCTTATGCTGCACAAATCGCTGCACAGAACGCTACACAGTCTTCATCTTCAACAATCTACAAGGCTATCGCTCTTGGTATTGCTGATTCTTTCGGCGTAATGCGCATGACTCCAAACCGTTTGCTCGTCGCTAACACAGGCGGAGAAGACGGAATCGACTTCGCTGGACTTCTCGGCGCAGTAGACTCAACAGGTCGCCCACTCTATGCAGCAGCAGCTCCACAGAACGCTAACGGCCTTGTCGCTCAGGGTTCAACTTCAGGTACAGTCGCAGGACTTAACCTCGTCGTAGATCCTAACTACACAGGTGACGATGCAAACGCAAAGCATGCACTCGTTTACCCATCAAACGCGATGCGATTCCACGAGAGCGGTCAAATCCAGCTCCGCGCGAATATCGTCGCAAACGGTCAGCTCGAAATCGGCCTCTACGGCTATGCAGCAGTAGTTAACCGCTACCCAGCAGCGTTCCGTAAGCTCAACGTAGCTTAACCCCTTAATCGTGGGGGGCGGCTGCTCCCGGTCGCTCCCCACCCATCATAGAAAGCAGAAGAAATGCCATCCATCATTACCGTCGCCCAGTTGCGATCAGTGCTCGGTGTTTCTTCTGCTCTCTACGATGACGCTTACCTAGCAGATGTAATCGACACTTCAGAGCAGGTAATTTTGCCACTGCTCCAGACTTACTCTTCACCAGTTTCTAAGGTATCGCTGAACGATAACGTCGCGACCTTTACTACTACTCTTATCCATGAGTTCACAGAAGGCCAGAGCGTAGTTATTACTGGTTGCGGTTCACCGTTTAACGGAACCCACACAGTTCTCGCCGGCACTACTGAATATACTTTTACTGCAGCTATTACTAATGCAGATATTCTTGAAAAGAACGTAATCCCAGCAGGTTCTGCAACGCTATCCGGAGCTTCTACTTATGTAGGAGTATCAGCGGTCGAGTCTGCCATCCTCGTAGTTTCCGTCGAGGTATTCCAGTCACGTACTGCCCCTGGTGGACAAATTGAAGGCGTGGACTTCGCTCCTAGCCCTTACCGCATGGGTCGCAGCCTATATAACCGCGTAGCAGGCCTTCTAGGCGCTTACGTAGATGTAGAGAGCATCGCCCAGTGACCGCTTCTACGATCTTATCTGCAGTTCGTACTCCACTAGCTACGGCTTTATCTGGAGTCACTGCTAACGTTTTTTCTTACGTTCCAGAGAGCGTTCCAGTACCGGCAGTTATGGTAGTTCCTGATTCTCCGTACATGGAGTTTGAGACAATCGGTAAAGATACTTTCAGAGCAAAGTTGAACTTCACCATTACTTGCGCAGTTGCATACAATAGCAACCCAGCTAGCCAGGACAACCTAGAGCAGCTAATAACAAGTGTTGTAACCCGTATCCCAGCAGGCTATGAGGTTTCAACGGTCGAAAGGCCAACAGTTACACAAGTAGGCGCTAGCACACTGCTGGTCGCAGATATTCGCGTGAACGTTCGTTACACGCAGACAAACTAAGGAGAACCCAAAATGGCAACAACCGTTATTACGGGGCGCGACCTGACCCTCACCATCGCATCATCTGCATACGATGCACAGGCTACTAGCGTCACACTTACCAACACACCTACCATCGACGTTTTTCAGACACTCGATGGAAAGGCTTACAAGCATACGGACGATCAGTGGGAACTCGCTATCGAGCTTCTAGCTGACTGGGGCGCTGCTTCATCACTCTTCGAGGCTATGTGGACTGCTGCAGAATCTGCACCAAACACTACTCTCGCAGTATCACTTACTGCAGTTACAGGTGCAGTATTTACTTGCAACGTATTGCCAGTATTCCCATCAGTAGGCGGAGCAGCTCCATCAGCTCAGACCGACTCATGGACTCTTACAGTCGTAGGCACACCAGCTGAAACCTTCAGCGCCTAATAACTAAGAACGGGAGCAAACAATGAAAAAAGAAATCACAATTAAATACATATCTGGGGATGAGGCTACTTATGTGGCCTATCCACCAGACTTCGCTAAGTGGGAAATGGCAACTAAAAAGGATATCTCCCAGTTCGCTGGGATGTGGGATATTCTCTTCGTAGCGCATAGTGCGATGAAGCGTGAAGCCGCCGGAAAGCCAGTGAAGACACTGGAGATCTGGATGGAATCAGTAGTCGATATTGAAGTAGGCACTGATACCCCAAAAGCCACAAGCGCGGAAGCATAAGCCGCTTACTGGTTGAACTAGCAATAGCTACGCAGATACCAATGAGTGAGTGGAAAACCGCAGAAGACATATTAACGGCTATAGAGGTATTGGAGGCTCGTAATGGCAAGTGAAGCTATCACCTACGATAAGGGTGATATGCGAGCCATTATTCAGGCCTTTAAAGCTATGGACGCAGCGGCGGTGGAGGAAGCCAAAAGGGAATCCTCCGCCCTCGCTGAATATGCAGCGGCAGAAATTAAGCAAGCAGCAGGAAGCCGTACGGTTTCAGGTACTGCAGCTCAGCGCATCGCTTCAGGCGTTAAGGTAAGCAAAACGTCAAAGGTAGGCGAGTTCTCTTATGGATTCGCTCGTCAAAAGTTTTCAGGCGGAGGTTCTACTTTAGATCTCTTGTACGGTATGGAGTTCGGCTCTAATCGCTATAAGCAGTTCCCTAATAGAACACCAGTAAAGGGCAGAGGAAATGCTGGCTATTTCATCTATCCAACCCTTCGCCGTATTCAGCCAGAACTTATTGCAAAGTGGGAAGCCGCTTTCGACCGCATCTTAAAGGAGTATGACTAATGGCTGGCAACAGAACGCTGAAGTTATCCATCCTTGCCGATGTAGATGATCTAAAGCTTCGGAGATAAGTTAGGTAAGTTCGGTAAAGTCGCAGGAGCAGCCTTCGCAGCTGCAGGAGCGGCAGCCGTCGCCTATGCTGGCAAGTTAGCAATAGATGGCGTTAAGTCTGCTATCGAGGACGAGGCGGCTCAGCTACGCCTTGCTACTGCCCTAAAGAACGTCACTGGCGCAACAGATGCCCAGATAGGCGCTACAGAAGATTACATAACTAAAACTACTCTTGCTACTGGCGTAACCGACGATGAACTTCGTCCATCCCTTCAGCGCTTGGTCACTGCGACTAACGATGTAGCAGAAGCCCAGAAGCTCCAGGGGCTCGCTCTCGATATTAGCGCAGGTTCTGGTAAGTCACTGGAAGCCGTTTCTAATGCCCTTGCAAAGGCTCAGGAAGGCAATACTGCAGGGCTTGTAAAGCTCGGTATCGGGCTTTCTGCAGCCGAACTTAAAACTATGTCGATGGAGCAGGTCACTGCTAAATTGGCTGATACTTTCGGTGGACAAGCTGCAACCCAGGCGGATACTTTCCAGGGCAAGATGCAGCGCCTTCAGGTTGCTTTCGATGAAGGTAAGGAAACCGTCGGAGCCTTTATCCTCGATGCGATTACTCCCCTTGTATCTGGACTCGTTAATAACGTAATTCCTAAGATCCAGGAGTTTGCAAGCGAACTAGGCGAAAACCTAAAGCCAGTTATGGACGACGTTTCAGTATTCGTTACCGAAACTCTTGTACCTGCTTTTAAGACTATGTGGAACTTTCTTAATGAGTTTATTATCCCTACTCTTAAAACTATTCTGGTTCCGGTCGTTACTGCTCTCTTTAAGGCTTTCGCGCAGGTCGCAAACACAGTAAAGGACAACGAAGAGAAGCTGAAGCCTCTCCTAACCCTATTTAAGGCCGTAGCAACCTTTAGCCGTGACGTTCTAGCGCCAGTGATAGGAACCGTTCTATCAACCGCTCTAAAGGCCGTAGGAAGCATCCTATCTGGGCTTATCTCTGGCTTCTCTACTCTTGTAGGGTTAATCGGAAGCGTAGTAAGCGGCATCCAATCTATGATTAACTTGGTTAGAAACAACCCGCTCGTTAAGGGTATTGGCGGCCTAATAGATAACGTATTCGGAGGCGGCCGCGCATCTGGCGGTTCAGTTACTGCAGGCACTACTTACCTTGTAGGCGAGAAAGGCCCCGAACTATTTACACCTAACGCAAGTGGTGCAATCATCCCTAATAGCGCTATGGGTGGAAATGGAACTACTATTAACCTCACAGTAAACGGTGCTATAGATCCAGAAGGAACTGCTCGTACTATTGTAGATGTGCTTAACCGTTCAACCGCTCGCGGTACTCTTGGAGCAGGAGCGTTTTCCTACGCATGAGTAACTGGACTCCAGACTGGGCGCTAGAGATAGACGGCTATGGCGACTACACAAATATAACCCTGGCTAATCTCACAATCTCCTCAGGCCGTACAGATATTTATAGCCAGCCTCGCGCAGGTTATGCAAACTTCCAGATTCTTAACTTAGACCTTAGCCCGGTAGAAATAGATGTAAATGATTCGATTACCATTAAGGTAAAAGACTCTACAGGCGAGTACGTTAACCTATTCGGTGGAAGTGTGACCGACCGCACATTAGAGGTTATCTCTTCGGCTCCAGGTCAAGTAAACGAAGTAATCAGCGTTACCGCTCTTGGTGCTTTATCTAAATTGCCTAAGGCTATTACCGCTGGCGTTCTTAGCAAGGACTTCGACGGAAACCAGATTTATTCAATTCTAAGCCAGGTTCTATTCGATTCATGGAGCGAGGTTCCAGCTGCACTTGACTGGGATGCATACGACCCAACTATTACTTGGGCTAATGCTGAAAACTCAGGACTTGGAACTATTGACCAGCCAGGCAACTACGAGCTAACCGCTCGCGCTTCAAACGCTACCGATATCTATAGCCTGGTATCAGATCTTGCCAATTCTGGTTTAGGTTATATCTATGAGGATGCTCAGGGTCGTATCAACTATGCCGACTCAACCCATAGAACCGTATATCTCACAGACAACGGCTATTCGACTCTTTCAGGAAATACTGCTCTTTCTAAGGGTATTAAAACCGTTCGCAGACTAGGCGACCTTAGAAATCAAGTAACCATTAAATATAAGTCTAACGCCGAAACTACTGCCTCAGATGCTAGTTCTATCGAGCTATACGGCGCTCAGGCTCAGGTAATCACTACAAGCATAGAAAACCTTTCGGATGCCGAAGAACAGGCAGACTTCTATTTAAGTATTAGAGCCTTTCCACAAGATGTATTCGATTCGGTTACTTTCTCTCTTGGAAACCCAGAAATTAGCGATGCAGATCGTGACCTTTTACTTAACGTATTTATGGGCTTGCCGCTCGATATCGTAGACCTACCTTCTAATATGGTCGGTGGGCGTTTTCAAGGGTTCGTAGAAGGCTGGAAGTTCCAGGCTGGATACAACAGACTAGACATAACCTTAAACGTTTCTCCAATCGCTTATAGCTTGCAGGCTATGAACTGGACTGACGTAGGGGCAAGTGAAACCTGGAACACAATAAGCACAACATTAGACTGGACAAGCGCTACAATAGTGGCCTAAAGGAGATATAAATGGCAACGACTACTACTAACTACGGCTGGTCTATTCCTTCGGATACCGACCTGGTCAAGGATGGCGCTTCTGCCATGCGTACCCTGGGTAACTCTATCGACTCGACTTTTGCAGAGTTAAAGGGTGGCACTTCTGGACAAATCCTTAGCAAGAACTCAGGAACAGACCTAGACCTAGCCTGGATAGATAACGATCTTAGAATTAACTCACCTCTAAATGCTCCTCTTGAAGTGGTAAATGTAAGCGCTACCGCAGCCACGGGAACCATCAACCTAGAAGTAGGTTCTCTTGGTTCAGTCTGGTATTACACGACTAACGCTTCTGCTAACTTTACGCTTAACTTCCGTAAGTCTTCTAGCGTATCTCTTTCAACGCTTCTAGCGGTCGGACAATCAGTAACCATTACGTTCTTAAATACTAATGGTGCGACACCTTATTATCCTACTGCTTTTCAAATTGACGGCTCTGCAATAACTCCTAAATGGCAATTCGGAGTTGCTCCATCGTCAGGAAATGCGTCATCAGTCGACGCTTATGTTTTTACAATCATTAAGACGGCTTCGACACCTTCTTATCTCGTACTAGCTTCTCAAACGAAATTTGCATAAAACATGCCAATCATTTCATCACTTTCAGCTGATTCAGCTCGCGGTTATGGGTTAACAGCCGGAGCGCCAAAAACTACTCTTGTCGATTACTTGGTCGTAGCAG